AAAAGAATCCAAGATTGGTGGTGGTAATCTCAAAAAACTTTCAATAAAAGCAACTCAAAGAGTTGATGCTGATGTTGATGGTGATGTCGATAGTGTAGATATGAAGTCTCCCGAAACAGGATCATTTGTTCCATCAGCTGATGGTAAGAAAAAAGTAAAACCAAAAGTAAGATTTGAACAATCTGATTGGAGATCAGAACTCGAAGAGAAAAATGATCCTTGCTGGGATACTCATAAGCAAGTTGGCATGAAGAAAAAAGGTGGTATAA